CGAGGGTCGAAGGCAGGCAGCAGCGGCTGTGCCGACAGGTGGTGCCGTTACACCCGAAGATATCAGTTGGGCTAAGGCCTTCCCAGAGGGCCGCGAAGCCAAGACTGTTCGCGAGTTTGCCGAGAAGTACACTGGCGCGAATGATCCCGGGCACTCTATGCAGATAGCGCTAGGGCGGCACTCCTTCAACAAGGAGATAAATGCTGCTAGTGACCTTGTTGGCACAGAGACCGGATCTTCTCTACGGGATATCATCACCAACCTATTCCACATCAAGCAGCTACCCCCGTTCCACATCAAGTCACCGCAGGGCAAGAAGTACTACAAGCTATGGCTGGATGAAGCTGCGAGGCTGCTTACCCAGAAGCCTGAGAAGCTTGCCCCGGTGCCCGGTGTCGGGGTGCCCCGGCCTGAGACACTGCTGGATGATGTAGAGAGACTCCTGCCACAAAACGTGACGGTGTCTCCAGCGAACAGGCCTCTGGAAACAGAACACTTCACAGCTTTCAGGGTTAAGTCCGGCCCTGATAAGGGATACAGGATATTTAGGAAAACATTCGACAAAAGGTCAGACCTCCATAAAGACATTGAAGATGCTTGGCGTGAAGGACGAGGAGGCGTGGAGGAATGGCCTAAGCTGACCATTGGTGATGAAGAGACAGGGCTGGTAGTCCGAGGCTTGGCGGATAGACCCCAAGCTACGGAGATGATAAGGCGTCTAGAGACTCAGTACATAGACGAGTTCCTAAACCCCGTGCAGGCAGCACGTCGCCAGCAGCTAGCCGTTACACCGGAGACCGTACTCCCTGGCATAAAGAGCCCGCTAGCGCGTATCCCCCTGTCTATTTTGCGAGAGAGGGCCACGTCAACAACAAACCCACGGGCCTTCCACTACAAGAATGAGATAGCGCGACGGGAAGCGATTGCAGCAGATAAGGCCACCGTTGCTGCCAAACGCGAGGAGGTCGAGGACTACCTCGGCTTCTACGATAAAGAGCGCGGGAAGGTCATAAATGACCTCGAAGGCTTGTTAGACAGCCTGCCTAAAGACCGGCAGGCTACTCTCAACTGGCTCTTCATGCCAGACCCAGACGATCCTGCCAAGATGATCATACGCGCCAACCGCCCCCTGTCTCCTACCCAGTTTGGCTGGAAAGGGGCGGCGAGAGAGACGGCTACCAGCACCCATATGAACCGTGGCGGCTTAGAGGGTGGCGAAGCACTTACAGAAGAGACACGAAAGAAAGTAAGCGGGTGGGTTACCGCTCTAGAGCCAGACATAGCCTCACAGACGATAATCGATGAAGGCAGGAAATCTCTCAAAGAGATGGGGACGAAGGACGAGAACCTCTTTCAAGTTGCTGCACGTCGCTTCTTTGGCATAGTCAATAGCCATGAGCAGCTTCTAAACGAGATGCTGAAACAGGGCTCAGATGAGCTTGTCAAACTGGGGGCTGGTAGGCGCAGGTTCGGCATGGGGCCCGACAGGCCCCTGGAGATGCTCCCGGTGCAAATTGGGACTATCACTAAACCGGGGGCGATACGGATCCTCTACCGTGCCCTCCATACTACGGACGGCGGCAAGTGGCTGGCACAGCTTGCGGCGTTTCCTGATGGGAAGGACTGGGTAAGGCAATATCACAATCTCAGGGTTTTTAGTGGGTGGGAGGAGAATCTACGCAGGGTATTCGATACGGAGTTTAGGCTACTTGATAAAGACGACTACTTCTTCCGGGGCTGGAAGAGGATTGAGGGGTGGTCTCTTACTAAGCAGCAACAAGACTTTGTGCAGCAGCAGTTAACGCGAATGAGTCCCATTACGATGAAGAGGGTGGGTCTCAGCTTTGAACAGATGGAGGCGCTCGGCTTCGAGCCCATCTTTTGGAACCCTTACCACCAAGCGGCACTTAGCCAGAGGCTGGGCTTGAACCACCGCCTCCAGATACAGCTTATCGACATCCTTAGAAGCGAGGAGTACGGCCTTGCCCTACCGGCTGCAACACAGGAGGCGAAAGAACATCTAATAGCCAAGGGGTATCGCGAGGTGAGGGGCCTGGGCCCCGCTTTTGATGGGGACAAGATAACAGGAACGCCCGCTAAGTTCATCACTAGCGAGGATGCAAGAAACGCAGTCCAAAGGGGAACGAGGGCGGCTGAAGGCTTACGGGGCTTTACAGCGGTGCCCAAGGAGACCACTGACCTGTTTGTAAACCGATACCTCTTCCCCTCAGACGTAGCCAAGGGGATAGAAGACCTCTTTGGCGTATCGCGTGGAGCCCTTTTTCGACGCGAGAGGGCCTTGAAGAGCATACCGGTTGCAGGGAAGATACTGCCCGATATCACCTTCAAATTCGACGACCTTGTGTACCTGCCCAAGCGGGCCAAGCTATTTGGCTCACTTTTCCAGCAGGCAGACTTTGCCGTGCGGGCAGGCTTTGGCGGCAGTGGGGCATTTGTCTATCACGTCTGGTTGGGCCTCAAGCTAATGGCGAAGGGGGAGGGAGCTAAGGGCGTTACCGAGGTGCTACAGTCAAGTAAACATCTCGCTAATATGCCTTCACACTGGGGGAAAATGCTATTGGCTAACCTCAGCCCGGGATATCGGGAGACTCTCAAGGCGCGGTTGAGGAGCAAGGCCTCTCTCTTCGATGCAGCAGCAATCAAGGAGAATCCTAAACTAGCTGAATACACATGGGAGAATCTTACAGGCCACGGCCTGCACGTTAATGACACCACGATCTTTGGCAGTGAAGATGCTGTAGAGACCTTGCGTGAGGTCGTAGAGGAAGCAAGGGGGCTTGGGCGGCTCGTCGGCGTTTTGCCTCGGGCTATCAGAGAGTTGGAGTACATGCTTCGCCGTGGGTTGTTTGATGGCATATACCCTGCCGCTATCATGCACGATGTCCAGTACAACATCCTGCCCGTAGTGCGCTTGGCCCATCCCGATCTCAACCCGTCCCAGATCATGTCCATAGTCGCCCGAGACACAAACAAGGCGTGGTCTAGTATCCCCATATCCCAGAGCGTCATCCAGGGTAATTTCCGAGAAGGCGGTAAGCGGCTGGCGTTTTCCATTGCGGAAAATGAGGGTCTGACCCGCACCATCACTGGCATGTTTACGTCAAAGGAAAATGCAGCTTACTTCAAGACGCGCTGGATTGGCGGCTTCCTGTTCCTGAGCGGTGTTGCCAACCTGATACATTTCGTTCACACGGGAGACCTTCTTCCGTGGGATCGTTATGTCCCTATCGACACGGACTATGACTGGTGGAGGCTCGGATATCACCAGGCCTTCCTCTCCCCCGACATACCTGTGACAGTAAGTGGTGGCGAGAAGGCGATGCTCGACCTCGTCGGGCAGCAAGACCTGGCATTTCGGGTAGCTGACTACTCTGGCGGTATGCCGTTAGAGGCCTTTGTAGTGTCCCGTCTCAGCGTACCTGCCCGGACGATACTGAATCAGGTTACCACGACAGACTACTTTGGCAGGGACATTGAGCGGTGGGGCTACACCCAGCGGATGATACAGTTTGTCTACGATGGCTTTGCTCCCATTGGCGCAGGCCAGCTTGCTGTCTTAGCGGCACAGCGCAGGTTTGAGAACAAGGACTTGCCATCTGCTGGCCCGTTACTCAGGGAGGGTGCCACCATACAGGACATCACCCCGACGATAGAGGCAAGGCTGGGAGAGGGCTACCTGGCTCATTCCTTGCAGGGCGTTGGGCTCAACGTCAAGGCAAAGAACAATAGAGACTTATTGAACTTGATGACGACCAACACGTTCGGTGAGGGCAAGAACGAAAGATTTAGGGATGAGGTTCATACCAACTGGACAGAGCTAAAGAACGAGCCTGACAAGAAACGTGAGATTTACCGAGACTCTGCCAACGCGGCTCATGTAGAGGAGATGGAGCGTAGGCGGGCTCTCGGTACGCGCTTCGACCAGCATGAAGACTTCACCAAGATGATGAATGAGGAGCGGGATATTGCCAAGGAGCGGCTGGCTACGGAGGCCACGGTGGTCTCTAAGACGGCAGGGATGCTCTGGAGCGCCACAGACACAACGGCATGGTCGCCAGAAGCGTTTAGGAAGGCGCTGAAGAAAATAAATGTTGAGTTCGCCGCAGCAAGAAGGCAGATAGAAAAGTCTTACGGTGTTGACCCTGTCATTGGAGCAAAGCTGGAGGAGCGGAACAAGGAGCCAGTTGAAAAGGGTACTGTGAAATGGGCACTGTGGAAGTATTATAATATTCGCAAAGACCCCAAGATAACGGACGAGCTAGGCAACGTAAATTACAGGGCATTCGATACTGCATGGGAGAAAGAGGTTGCCGGGTGGGATCCAGAGTCCGGGCTTGAAGAGCGGCTCAACACCTACCTGCACAGCGGAGAGCATCATCCTTTCGTTCAGCAGTACTATACGGCACTGGAGGCGATAGAGAAGTCAGGCTACTGGAAGGAGAACTTCCCAGCAGAGATATCCGCCCTACAGGGGGCCTATCCG